ATCGGGAAAAATGGCAGGGGGGTATAGCTGCCGGGGGGATGTATGGCAGGCAACCAAAATTCGGGGCGTCGGTCGATACCGGCTACCGTCCATGCGATTCATGGGAACCCCAGCAAGTTGTCGGCCGCCGAATTGGCGGCGGCGGCAGGCCGCAAGCCGGTCGATCCGGCCACCGCCGCGCCGGCGTGCCCGGACTTCCTGTCGGCCGACGCCAAGACCGAATGGCGCCGCATCATCAATGACCTGGTCACGCTGGGCGTGGTAACCAAGATCGACCGCGGCGAACTGGCGGTGTATTGCGAAGCGTGGGCGGACTGGAAGCATGCGCGCAAGACCATTGCCACCATGAAGGACAACGGGTTCGTGGAAACCACGCCAAGCGGATACAAACAAATGAGCGCCTGGATGCAGGTGGCGAATCGCGCGGAAGACCGCATGCGCACCGCCGGCGCTTCGTTCGGCCTGAACCCGTCGGCGCGCATGCGCCTGCAGGTGCGCACGCCGGCCGGACAGGGGGAGTTGTTCCCGAATGACGAAAAGAGCAAAGCAGCCGCCTACTTCTGAGCCACTGGAAGACCGCGCCACTGCCTATGCCCAGGCCGTGGCCGACGGCGCGATCATCGCCGGGCCCATTGTCCGCGACGCATGCAAACGCCACCTAAAAGACCTGACCGACGGTCCGGCACGCGGACTGGCGTGGGATTTGGCGGCGGCGCAGCGCGCAATCGGTTACTTCGAGGACGTGCTGTGCCTGAACGGGGGCCAGTTCGAAGGCAAGCCGTTCGAGGTGCTGCCGTGGCAGGCCTTCGTGATTGGTTCGCTGTTCGGGTGGAAGGCCGAGGACGGCTTCCGGCGCTTCCGGGTTGCATACGTCGAGACGGCAAAGGGTAGCGGCAAGTCGCCGCTGTCCGCCGGCATCGGGCTGTACGGGTTGACCGCCGATGGCGAACCGCGCGCGGAGGTGTACGCGGCGGCCACGAAGAAGGACCAGGCGGCGATCCTGTTTCGCGATGCGATCGCCATGGTCGAGCACTCCCCGCAACTGGCGGGGCGGCTGGCGATCTCTGGCGCCAAGGGCAAGGAATGGAACCTGGCGTACAACAAGACGTCCAGCTTCTTCCGGCCGATCAGCGCGGATGACGGCCAGTCGGGGCCGCGCCCGCACATCGCGCTGCTCGACGAGATCCACGAGCACAAGTCGGCCAACGTCGTAGAGATGATGCGGGCCGGCACGAAGAGCCGGCGCCAGGCGCTGATCTTCATGATCACCAACAGCGGGTCCGACAAGCGCTCGGTCTGCTGGGAGTACCACGAATACGCGCGGCAGGTGTGCGGCGGCCAGCTGGTGGACGACAGTTTCTTCGGCTTCGTATGTGGGCTGGACCTCTTGGACGATCCGTTCAAGGATGAGGCATGCTGGCTGAAGGCAAACCCCAGCCTGGAGCATGGGATTCCCGGGCTGAAGTACCTGCGCGAGCAGGTGACGCAGGCGCGCGGCATGCCCTCGAAAGAAGCCCTGGTGCGCCGGGTGAACTTTTGCCAGTGGACGGAATCGAATGCGCCCTGGATTTCGGCGGACGTGTGGTTCGGCTGCGCGCCGGAAGAGCCGGTGCAGCTGGAGAAATTCTACGGACGTTCCGGTGTGGCCGGACTGGACCTGTCCAGCACGCAGGATTTGACCGCGCTGGCGATCTTGCTGGACGCCACGCCGGAAGACCCATACGCCCGTCTGCTGCCATTCTTCTGGCTGCCGGGTGACGGGCTGCAGGACAAGGCGGACCGCGACCGCGTGCCATACCTGGCATGGCGCGACGCGGGCTACCTGACGGCGTTGCCGGGCAGGGCGATCAACAAGAAAGCCGTGCTGGCGCGGCTAGCCGAGCTGTGCGCGATGTTCGACATCCGCGAAATCGCCTATGACCGCTGGCGGATCGAGGACTTGCTGGCCCTGGTACAGGAGGAAGGCTACGCCCTGCCGCCCATGGCGCCGTTCGGTCAGGGGTTCAAGGACATGGCGCCGGCGGTCGACGAGTTCGAGCGAATGATGCTGGACCGGGAATTGCGGCATGACGGCAACCCGGTGATGACGTGGAACATGGCCAATGCCGTGCTGATGAGCGACCCGGCGGGCAACAGGAAGATTGTGAAGGAGCGCGCCACAGGGCGTGTGGACGGCGCCGTGGCTGCAGTGATGGCAATTGGCCTGCGCAATGCGGGGTCATCCGAAGAAAAATCGTTCTGGGAGTAGCAATGAAAAAAGCAATCGCAGCCCTCGCAGCAACCGGGCGCTTGGTCGCCGGCTGGCTGCCCGATGGGCTGCTGGTTGGTGGCGCTCTTTCCGTTGCGTATGGCGCGGGCGAGATTTACGCGCCGGCCAGTTGGATCGTGCTGGGCGCATTTGCGCTGACGGCGGGCGTGCTGCTGGCGAAAGGCGGTAAGTAATGGGTTTTCTGGCACGTGCCGTGGCTGAGCAAAAGGGCATGACCACGCATGAACTATTCCGGCAAATCTACGGCGGCCGGCAGACGGTCAGCGGCAAGGCGATCAACGCCACGACTGCCCTGTGCGTGTCGACGGTCTTCGCCTGCGCGCGCGTGATCGGACTGGGCTTGGCCCAGGTGCCGCTGAAAATCATGAAGGATGGCGCGGACGGCCGCAATAAGCAGCCAGCGCGCCAGCACGATTTGTACAAGCTGCTGGCGCGAAAGCCCAATTTCCGGCAGACGTCGTTCGAGTTCCGCGAGATGATGGGCTGGCATCTCGTGTTGCAAGGGAATTTCTACGCTTTCAAGAACGTCGTATTCGGCAAAAAACTGCAGGAAATCATTCCGTTTGGTTATGGTACCGTGCGAGAAGAAGTGCATAAGGATGGCACCACGACCTACTGGGTGACAGGCCTGAGCGGCGTCGAGAAGGAATTCCCCGCCAAGGCGATCTGGCACGTGCGCGGCCCCAGTCTGGACGGTTTCTCCGGCATGCACCTGATCATGCAGGCGCGCGAAGCGATCGGCTTGGCGATCGCCACCGAGGAGCAGCACGCAAGGATGCACCGCAACGGCGTGCGATCTTCTGGTGTGTATTCGGTCGAGGGCACGCTCAGCGAGCCCCAGTACAAGGCGTTGAAAGCCTGGATCGATGCCGAGATGGGCGGCCTGGAGAATGCCGGCAAGGCGATGGTGCTGGACCGGGGCGCGAAGTGGCTGAACACCAGCATGACCGGCGTGGATTCGCAGCACTTGGAGACGCGCCGCTTCCAGATCGAGGAAATCTGCCGCTTCTTCGGCGTGATGCCGATCATGGTTGGCTATTCGGACAAGGCGACGACGTACGCCAGTTCGGAGCAAATGTTCCTGGCGCACGTGGTTCACACCTTGGCCCCGTGGTACAGCCGAGTCGAGGACTCCATCAACTCCAACCTGCTGACGGATAAGGAATACGAGCAGGGGTACTACGCGAACTTTGTCGAAGAGGGGCTGTTGCGCGGTTCTATCGAAGCGACGGCCAATGTACTCGAAAAGTATGTCAACGGCGGGCTGATGACTCCGAACGAGGGGCGGGCCAAGCTCGATTTGAATCCCGATTCCGATCCGGTCAGCGACAAGCTGCGCGTGCCGGCCAACATCGTCGGCAAAACGCCGCAAGGAAAACCGAATGACAACCAAAACCCTTGATTTCAGCTGTGAATTGAAGGCGCTGAAGGACGACGGTTCCTTCGAGGGCTACGGCTCCGTGTTCAATATCACGGACCAAGGCGGCGACATCGTCGCGCCCGGTGCCTTCCTGGGGACGCTGACCGCTCAAAAAGCACTGGGCCGCCTGCCCGCCATGCTGTGGCAACACCGCCAGGCCGAGCCGATTGGCGTGTATTCCAGCATGGAAGAAGATAGCGTCGGCTTGAAGGTGGTCGGCCAACTGGCCCTCAAGACCGGGCGCGGCGCCGAGGCCTATGAGCTGATGAAGATGGGGGCGGTGACCGGCATGTCGATCGGCTACCGGTCGCGCGACGACAGCTATGACCGCGTGACCGGCGTGCGCACCCTGAAGAAGGTCGATCTGTATGAACTCAGCCTGGTCACGTTCCCCATGAACGACGCCAGCCGGGTTTCCTCGGTCAAGGGCATCGAGACCTTGACAACTATTCGCGACGCGGAAGACTTCCTGAGGGAATCAGGCCTTTCCCGCGCCGCTGCCGTGGCGTTCATCGCCAGGGTGAAATGCCTCGGACAGAGTGATTCTGATGGAGGCGACATGCAGCAAATCGTGGCGGCGCTCAAGCGCCGAAACGGGGTCTACGCCGCATAGCGACCCATTTTTATCAACCACTGTCAGCCGGCCTCGCGCCGGTTTTTTTACGTCCCAAGAAAGGCAAACCATGAAAAAGAGTCACGTTTTTGTAGTATTCGCCGCCGTGATGGCGCTGTTGTTGTTTGGCTCCGTCATTGCGGTGGACATGGGCATGGCGCACCCGGCGCTGCAGCAGCTGGGCTCGCCGGAGTCCCTGGGCTTGTCCAGTATCGGCGCCATGGCGTTCGCCGGCATGGGGAGTGTCGAGCTGGTCGAAATCAAAGACATCATCGAAAAGCAGGGCAAGGCCTGGGAAGAACATAAAAAAACCAATGACGAACTGATCAAGGCCAAGGCCGATGGCAAAGCGGTGGCTGATCTCGAAGCCAAGCTGGTCAAGATCGGGGAAGACCTGGACAAATACGCCGACCTGAAATCCCAGTTCGAAGAAGTCATGGCCAAGATTCAGCGCGGCGATATTGGCGGCGACGCCAAGGCAAACGAGGCAGCCGGCCTGGAGCTGAAGCAATTCAACGCCATGATCCGCGCATCGTTCGCGGCAAAAGGCCGCCCGATCCCCACGGAAATGGACGCCAAGGCCTACGGCGAATACAAGAGCGCATTCTTCAAGCTGGTGGCGGGCGTACACATCGACTCGCTGGCGCCTGATGAACGCAAGGCCATGAGCGCCGGCAGCGACCCGGATGGCGGCTATATGCTGCCGCATTCCACGGTAGGCCGCATCGTTTCGAAGATTTACGAGCAAAGCACGATGCGCCAGCTGGCCAACGTGCAGACCATCAGCACCAACAAGCTGGAAGGCATCATCGACAACGACGAGGCGGACGCTGGCTGGGTGGGCGAGATGGGCAGCCGCTCGGACACCAACACGCCGAAAGTCGGCAAATGGGAAATCGAAGCGCACGAAATGTACGCGCAGCCGAAGACCACGCAAACCCTGCTGGACGACTCGGCGGTCGACGTCGAAGCGTGGCTGGCCGGGAAGACCAGCGATAAGTTTGCCCGGGTGGAGGGCGCCGGCTTCACTACCGGCAATGGCGTCGGCAAACCGCGCGGCTTGTTCGCCTATCCGACCGCCGCCACCGCCGACGATACCCGCGCCTGGGGCACCTTCGAGCATATCAAGACTGGCACCAATGGCGACTTCAACGCCACCACCAAGGCCGACCCGCTGCTCGACCTGATCGGCGCGTTCAAGGACCAGTATCTGCAGAACGCCGCGTTCCTGATGCGCCGCGAACTGCGCACCAAAATCCGCAAACTGAAGGGCGCCACCAGCGACCTGTACCTGTGGGAGCCAAGCATGACCGCCGGCACGCCGGACCGCTTGATGGGCTACCCGGTGCGTGTCGACCAGTACGTGCCGGCGCTGGCGACCGATTCGCTGTCCCTGGCCTTGGGCGACTTCAGGGAAGCGTACACCATCGTGGACCGGATCGGCGTGCGCACCCTGCGTGACGCGCTGACCGACAAGCCGTACGTGAAGTTCTACAGCACCAAGCGCACCGGCGGTGGCGCTGTGAATTTCGAAGCGGTGAAGTTCCTGAAGCTGTCGGCCTGATAACTCGGCGGGCCAGCAACGGCCCGCCCATCTCTTCCAGAGGAACCCATGAACAACGATTTGCACAACAACCTGGACTTCAAGCGCGCCATCAGCCCGGTTTCCGTAGCCGATACCACCGCGCAGGTGTCCCAAATCATCGACCGCCAGGGCTACGGCTCGCTGGAGTTCGTGATTGCCACCGGCTCCCTGGCCGACGCCGACGCGACTTTCGCTGTCCTGCTCGAGCATGGCGATGCGGCCAACCTGTCGGATGCGGCTGCGGCGCCGGATGATGACTTGCTGGGTACCGAAGCGCTGGCAGGTTTCGTGTTCTCGGACGACGACAAGGTGCGCAAAATCGGCTATCGCGGCACCAAGCGCTACGTGCGGCTGACCATCACGCCGGCGGCGAATGCTTCCGCTGCGCTGCTGGCTGCCATTGCCGTGCTGGGCAGCCCGAGCATCCTGCCAACCGCCAACCCGCCAGCGTAACCAGCAACTTGGCGGCGCCCGGGCGCCGCCACATGTGAGGAATCCAACGTATGCCAACCGCTTCGTACAACAAATTCCAGGACTACGCCGAACAGGTTAGCAAGGCCGTGCACAACTGGTCCAGTCACACCTTCAAGGCGGTCCTGTGCAACACCGCCCCCGTCGCCACGAACAGCGTCCTGGCCGACCTGACCCAAATCAGCAACGGCGGCGGCTATACCGGCGGCGCCGGCGGTGGCGTGACCCTCGACAGCGTGACCCTGACCGAAACCAGCGGCACGGCCAAGCTGACCATCGCGGACGAGGTGATCACCGCCAGCGGCGGCAGCATCGGGCCGTTCCGGTACGTCGCGATGTACAACGACACCGCGACCGGCGACCCGCTGGTCGGCTGGTACGACTACGGCAGCAGCATCACGCTGGCCGACGGCGAAAGCCTCACCCTCGACTTCGACGCGACGAACGGCGTCTGGACGTTTGCATAAGGACCGGCAATGGCCACTAATAACGAAATGATCGCGCTGTTGCGCGAGCGCCGCGCCGCCCTGCAGGGGGAAGTTGATGCCATCCTGGCCCAGTCGGCGCCGGCGCGCGCTCGCCTGGACGCGTTGCACGAGCAGCAAAACGCGTTGGCCGTGCAAATTCAGACCGCAACCGACGAGCGGCGCACCATTGAGCAGCCCCGGTTGCATGACCTGAAAATGCAGATCGGCGCATTAGCCCGTGCGGAGAACGAGCTGAAAACGCTGGGTAGCTGACATGCTCGGCAACGCCATCAAGCAAACCACGGCCACGACGGGGACAGGCAACCTGACCTTGTCGGCTGTGACCGGCTTTGCCAAGTTTTCGGACGCGTTTGTGGTCAACCAGCCCTTCGCCTACACGCTGCTCGACTCCAGTGGCCTGTTCTTGGAGGCTGGCGTCGGCTACCTGACCAATTCCACTACGCTCGTGCGCACCCGGGTTACGGCGACGCTCGCCTCTGGCACCTACACCGATGAGAGTGCAAGTGCCGTCAGCCTGGCGGGCACCACTACCGTCATCTGCGCGCCGCACGCGGCCGCTTTCCCCGGCACGATCCCTGCTATAGACTTGGTGTCAGGCAGCGTGAACAAGTTTCTTGGCCCGGCGCAACGCAACGCCAACACGGCAAGCGTGGGTGCCGCATCATTGAGATGCTCGTACTCTCCGTTCAAGTTGGACGTGGGGGTGGCGATCGGGTCGCTGATTACGAACGTGACTACGGCCGGCGCTGGTGGCACGGTCGCTCGGCTGGGGGTCTATATCTGCAAAGCAGACGGCTACATCGGTGACCGTCTGCTGACCACCGGAGACATCCCTACCGATTCAACTGGCGTTAAGTCCGGATCAGTGACGCCTACATTCCTGCCGCCTGGCTGGTATTACGCAGCCAGTGTGTACAGCGGCAACCCAACGGTCAGCGCATGGGCCTCCGCGCTGACTGGCTTGAGCGCGGCCACGCCTCTTGGTTGGGCAAACAGCACCACCCCGATCGAGTTCCGCCATGAGACTCTGGCATCGGCCGTCCTGCCAAGTGTTGCGTCGTCGAGCACAACGGCAGTCAACGTGGGCATTGCCCACTTCCCTCTGGTCCTCATGGGGGTCGCATGATCTCGTACACGGAAAAAGGCTACGGCCTGCATGAAGCCATCCGTGCGGCCGGCCACTCGCTGGAGCAGCGCGATGGCGTGTGGCTGTCGTCGGACGATGTTGCCGTGCAAGCCATCATCGATGCATACGACGCGCTGCCACCGGCACAGGCTGCGAAATGGGAGGAAATCAAGGCGGAACGCGACCGGCGCAAAGCAGCTGGCGTGCACGTCGCCGGCAAGGCATTCCATTCCGACGCGGATTCGCGCATTCAACAACTCGGGCTGGTGATGCTGGGCGCGTCCATTCCGGCCGGCCTGCAGTGGAAGACGCTGGACGGCACCTTCGTGACGATGACGCAGCAGCTCGCGCAGCAGGTGTTCGCGGCGACCGCCGCAAGCGATCAGGCGATCTTCGCCGCGGCGGAAGCCCATCGAATTGCAATGCTGGCCGCCAGTGATCCGGCGGCGTACGATTTCAGCGGCGACTGGCCGGAGGCGTAAATGCTGGGGATGTCACCGCTTGGGCTAGTTCCGTTGGGCTTGGCGCCAACAGCGGCCGCTGGATCGTATTCCCTCGAAGCGAGCGCTGGCGCCTATGCGCTCTCGGGCGCTTCGGTGCAGGTGAGGGCGGACCGGCAATTGTCGGCAACGGCAAGTTCGTACGTGCTCACGGGTTTCTCGGTTGAAGCGGCGGTGGCCCGGCGCTTGACAGCCAGCGCAGGAGACTATGCCCTGACGGGGCCGCAGGCCGGGGTGCGTGTCGACCGTACCTTGTCGGCGACGGCCGGGAGTTATGGGTTGGCCGGGCAGGACATCGGCGCCCGAGCTGGCCGGACCCTGGCTGCCAGCGTCGGCGCATACGCGCTGACCGGGCGGGATGCGCAGCTTGAATATACGGCGACGGGCGCTGTTCTGGGCGCGCAAAGTGGCGCTTATGTGCTCGACGGCGCGGATATCGAGTTACGCGCGGCACGCCGTGCAGCGGCAGCCGGCGGCGCCTACGTTATGTCCGGCGTTGCCACCGGGCTGCGTGGTGATCGTCAGCTGTGGCCATCCGCCGGCGCTTATGCCCTGCTTGGCCGAGATGTCGCAGTACTTGCGGCACGCACCATCGGCAACGCCAGCGGGCTTTACGCCTTTACCGGGCACGCGGCACAGCTGGTGGCGTCGGGAGTGATCTTGTTTGCGCGCGCCCCCGCCG